TGGAGGAAGGGATTGTATTTCTTTTTACTTGCCATAATTTGCCTCCTGAAGTAACATATTCATTATGTCTTTTATCTGTATATCCTTTATATTCTGTTTGTGTTGTATACCCAGCATGTCTTCTAAATCTTCTCCAATTAGAATTATTATCTGCAGGAGCCACAGCAGTACCTGCAGTAGATTGAGTAGTAAGTGCTTGCCAATATTCTTTAACATTAGTTACACTGCTTCTAGTTCCGGTACTTGTTATTTGTGTCAGAGTTGCATTTTGAGTTAATCTCTGTTCTCCTTGTGTAGCAGTACTAGATCCGTTTACCCAATTAGTAACGGAACCTCCACCATGTACATATTCATCATTTTTAGATAAGTATAAAGAATATGAATCTTTAACAAATTCAGCATCCCAATCACAACCTCCACGCCTATTCACTCTTGTAACTGCTGTATCTGCTCCTCTATATTTGAAAGGACAAGCATTACCAATAATAACTCTAGTAGGTAATTGAATGCCCGCTACATCAAAAGGTGCAGCTAATTCGAATGTAACTGATAAAATATTTTTAGACTTAATAGTATCTATAATGTATACTTGCTTTGGAAACTCTACTGGGGCATTACCATCCCCAGTATCACTTGCTTCACCTACTAAATACTTCTTTAAAGTAGTTCTTCTAGTTATTCTTTGCCCTATTAAGTCTTCATATGAAAGACCTCCAATAGCAACAGAAAAGACACTTTCTATATTTGCCACAGTTATGGATGGCCTATTATATGCTCCATCTGCTGTAATATTAAAACTTTCTGCTTCCATTGGCAAAGCTACATATATTTTTATAGCTCCTGCACTATTTCTAAATTCAATTTCATCAAGATCATCATCTAAACCACCTGGGTAGAAATACGCAAAGTTACCTGGAGTATACTCCAAATCATATAGTTCTATAAATTCAGAAACTATTTCCTGGGATTGTACTGTTGCAATTATATCGCTCATGCTTCATAAACCCTTCTAAAAGTTGCATTGGCGGAGTAAAAACCTCCATAATTATAAGCTTGACTAACAGTATCACAAACTACTTTAATAGTAGTTTCATCGTTGGATGCTGCATTGCTATCTGGAATTGTAAAACTAAATTTACTTACTCCATTTAAACTATCTAAATATGCAGTAATATCATCAATTTCTTCTTTCTCTCTATTATTAAAAGAAACAGTAAAAGATTGCTTTAGATTATTTATACCACCAGCTACTCTTTGCTCATACCCATCCCCAAAAGATATTTTTCTTACAGTAGGAGTACTAGTTCTGGTCATAGTTTTATCTGGTTTTATCTGCCTATTTCCATATCCTGTTGTAGTAAATCCTATAGCCATAGTTCTATCCTGTTGCTCCTAAAGGACTGAGTAATCCTCCGGGCCGTTTTTGTTTATGTAACTCATCTTGTACTGCAGCAGCTAATAGTTTACCTAACTGATTTCCAGTACCCTTTCCTTTTTCTCCAGAGGTTTGACTATTTCCTGAACTATCCATATTGACATTAATACTAATATTATTAGTTCCACTACCACTCATCTCTACGGGTATAGATTTACCGTTGGGCAGAGGTACTACAGCTTCTGTTCCATGCATCATTACAGGATAACCAGCTTGACTTCCTCTGGCTATACCGCCTGTTGCATATCCAGAAAGTTTTCCTTCAGGAGTATGTATACCACCATATCTAGAAACCTGTGCAGCCGCAGCTTGAGAGGCCCAATTTGTTCCACTGGGGGTAGAGGCGCCACCGCCAAAACCAAAACCTGAAATTAGCTGCTTCATCACATATACTGCCATCATTTCAGAAAGAACCTGTGCTAAAGCTTTGAGTATACTTTGAGCCATGCTTAAAAATGCATCTTTAACACTTTGAGTACCTGTAATAACACTTTGGAAAGCCGTTTCAAAACCGTCCTGCATACTGGTTTCTATAGTCTTACTTATTTTTTTTATATCTGTTAAGTCGTCTTTTGCCTTCTGTAATTTTTCTATATTATCTAACACTTTGCTCGCTTCATCAGAAGCCCATGCATTTATGAAAGCTTGGCTTGCCTCCTGAGCGGTACCTAAAGTGGTTGCGTAACTACCTCCGGTCCCTAAACTTTTAATTAAACTATTTATTCTGGATAAATCAGCATCAGGATCTTGATGTTTCATTTCTTCCCTTAGACGTAGCATTTCGAATTCAGTTTGTATTCGTTTTGCATCTAAAAGCTCATATTCCGCCTTCAGCATTGCTAATTTAAGTTCCTTCTCTTTCTCTATACTACCCTCTCCATCTCCCAATCTTATATCTGCCATTTCTTGTGCATGCTTTAATTCAAAATCTGCTTTTCGTTTATCCGCTTCCCACGATGCGCCAAAACCAAAGTCTCTTTCTGATTTTTCAAAACCTCGTACTGCTGCCTCTTGTTCTAGTTTGCGCGTTTTATTAATAAGATCAAGCTGTTTCTTCTTCTCAGCTGTAATTAATTTTTCTGCTCCAATTATTTTTGTTAGAAAGCCCGCTTGTATGTTAGCTTTTTCTGCATCTTGAATAAGCAATGCTATTCTTTTCTTCTCTGCTAGTAATTTCAACCCTGATTGTAAAGCTTTCAGCTCTTCTTTTCTATTAGTATTTGCATCTTCCATTTCTTTGGTAACTTTTTTCTCCCAGGTTGCCCTGAAAAGTACAAGTGCTGCGTTGTCATTACTAATTTTTAGTATTTTTGCGTCTATCTTTAACTTCTCTGCATCCATAATAAGTAGTTTTCGTGAAGTAGTTTCTGTTACCTCTTTAGCTCTTGCCATAGCAGTAGCAGCTTCTAGAGTTTTCGTTTTTTCCTCCTGTCTCAGGACTCCTAGTGCCTCTGTAAATGTTATTTCCTTCCCTAATTCTTTTATACGTTTATCTTGTACTTTAGCTGCGTCGGTTCTGGTATCCCAAACACCCCTGCCTTCACCTAAATCATATATAGTTCCACCTCCTTCGGATCTTGTTTTCTTAGTAGCTTCTAATTCTTCCCTAAAATCCTTAAGAGCATTTTGTTCGGCACTTTTGGGAGCAAAGCTTTCTATCATACCCGCCATAGCGGTTCTAGATTTCTTACCTAATTCTCCTAAAGCCTTAAATTCGGCACTTAATTCCATTACTCCAACACGAGCTTGTTCTAACTCTTTTGGAAGGACATGGATTCCTGCTTCTACCTTCTCTAAAACCGCTTGATACTTACTTATTGCAGGGTAGTTTCCATAAGTTTCTCCCATCATTTTAGTTAATGATATTTGAGTTCGTATCATCTTAAGGTTATTTTGATGATCGCCTTTTGGATCTTCTGTTCCTTTAAGCTTGCGTCGGCGCTGTTCCTGTGCATCGCTGCTGAGCAAGGGGGTCCGCTTCTTGAACGCCGCATAATCCTTCTGGGTTCTTGTAATATCCTCAATCTGAGCTGCCACGTCTCTAAACTGTGCTTTATTTACAGCACCTGCGATATTACCAATTGCGCTTCCTATACCAATTAAACCTGCATAAGAAGCATCTTCTGTCATAATTTTTTGAACTGCAACAAGGTCTTTATAATCCTCAGTAAGTGATCTTATTTTTTCAGCTAAACTTTCAGCAGCTTGTTCTTCCTCTGTTAATACATCTTCTGTCTTAAAAGCATCATAAAGCATTATAATACCCGTTGCTGCTATGGAAATCCATCCAGCCCAACTCATTATAGTCATTAGAGCTGTACCTATTGCTGCTGCTGCTGTTTTAATCGCAGCAGCAGTAGCAGCCCAAGCATATGCTAGCCCTTTAGTAGTAACTTTTGTATCTATACTAAGCTTTTTATTTGCTATAGCTATCCCTGCTACCATTTTTTCATATTCTAAAAGAGCAGTTCTAGTAAAGCCTTGAAAAATGCCTGAAATTACTTTTCCATCTGCGCCTAATTTTGTCTTAGCAAGTGTTAAAGAATTAGCAAGTTGAGCTTGCTCTCTTTTACTTAAAGCTGTCCCTGCAGATATCTTACCCATAATTGCCGAACCACCAGCGCCAGGGGTAGCTTTAGATGCCATTGCAGCTTGAGTTTGTTCCCTCAAGGCAGCGGTATATATCTTAACTTGTTCTGTAGCATTAAGAGCACCTAATTTTTCTTTTTCCCAATGTGCTTTAGCTGCAACAGCACTTGCGTTAGATTTATCTACTAGACCTTGCATACTAAAACCCATTGCGGCAAGAGGGCCTTTAAGTAATAGACTGAAGGCTGCTATTGCTAATAGAGGGACATCTGTAAATACTTTTGCCAACCTTGTCATTAGGGGTAGTATTGTCTCTTGTAGCATCATTTGTATGTCATCAAAAGCTTTTCCTAGTTGAGCAAAAGGATTGGCCTTTCCCCCTCCCGTAATATCTAATATTCTGGAATATTTGGACTCACTTTGCTCTAATACTTCATTTACAACTGCTTGACTTTTCTCAAACTGAGACAAGTCTTCAACATTTTTACCCAATGCTTCTGCATAATTTCTAGAGGCAGTATCAAGCCTTAGAATAATACCTAATTCATCTAATAATTCTGGTTCAGCTTTTGTTACACCTCGAATAAGGCGATTAAAGGAATCTGTCACATCTCTACCTAATACCGCAGAAGTATCTTTGGCAGCTTTACCTAACCGTTGTAATTGATCTGTAGTAACACCTGCTGCAGTACCAATAGCTACTGCTTGTGCAGCATCTCTAAAGGTTATCTGTGCACCCGTGGCTGATATAATATCTTGTGTAAGTGTACGCATTGCTACACCTGTAGCACTTGCATAAGCTACTTGACCTTGTTGCATTACAGATAAGTCCCCTGCTCGCTTGAGGAAGCCAAAGGCTGCTGTAAGGGCAAACATCTGCGCTGCAAAAGCGGCATAGGCTCCAACTAATCCGTCCATACCTCGGGCCATACCTGCAAAGTTTTTACCTCCAGCAGAAGCAGTTGCGGCTACGCCTTTTATACCCTTTTGAGTAGTTCGAGCAGAGTTAGTAGTCTTATCTAAATTTTTAGATGCTTCTTTAGCTTCACGACTAACTTCTGATAAATTGCCGTTATCATCAATTCTTACTGTTATTACAATTTCATTAGTCTTTGCCATTAGCCTTTTATATTATGAGTGAAATTTTTTCCACCGCTCGCAGATCTACGTTCTTCTGCTTTTCTCTTTCTATTAGACTTTTCTGATCTATCACGCATTAAAATTCCTTCATACATTTTCATTATATAAAATACTGCTTTTGGTTCTTGTACTTCATATAATTTGAAAAAATATTCTAAAGTATCCCATCGCTTTCCAAAGTAGCTACCTGACATTCCATCCCATATATCCTCTAAAAATGCAAATATAAAAAATGCCGTCTGGACCTCAACGGGAAAATCCGAAGTGTCGAGCGGCATCTTTTGTGGATCAGGTTCTTCACCTAATTGTTCGCAGATAAGTAAATACCTATCTACATCTATTTGGTCAGATTCATTTACATAACGTTCAAGAAGGGAGCGTATTTCCCCTACTTGGTCCCAGTAAAATTTTCTAGTTCACTAACTGTCTCCGTAACCCAGGTATCAAAATCTCCTGAATTTTTCATTAGCAATTCAGCATTGTCCTGAGTATATATAAGCAGGTCATTACTGTCTAAAGCTGAGATATCTACCAAAAGAAGCTCTTCTAGGTATCGATACTTAAGCCCTTCCCAGTTTTTAATTACTGCTTTACAATATTCTACAAGAAACTTATCCTCATTCAGTGTTTCCTCAGGCTGACGAGTTTTTTTACTAAATTTAGTGGTAACACACTTTTTTCTTAATTTTAATAATTCTTCTCTGGCTAAATAACATAAATCTACTGTCATCCCATCATAACCTGGAAAATCTATTGTTACAGTTTTACTAGGAGTCATTAAACTCGCTAGTGAAATCGGTTCATCGGTCATTATTACATCCTTTATTATAAAATTATAAAACAAAGGGGCGAAAAATCACCCCTTGTTTCGATTTTCTATTACATAGTATATTCCAAAAGACCACAAAAGTCAAGAAATATTTTTATGCTGCTGTTAAACCTTTATACGTAATAGTGGCTTCATCTGCTCCCGTAATAACACTAGGCAAAGCACTGAAGGTTGTCTCTAGAGAAATTACATCTTCAATTGAATGAGATGGAATCTCTAAGTGACATGTAGGCAAAGCGACTTGTACTGTTGGCGAACTAGTTCCACCAATATCAAATGTCAGACTAACAATATTCGTTACTACACTTGTAGAGCCGGCCAAATCTTCCCACAAATCAGAACTTCCTGCTGATGAATTACCTAAATAACAAGTAAAGTTTCCACCAATACTACGATTACCCACTACGTGTCCTATAGGTGAATTCACTGAACCTATAGTTTCCGGAGTTAGATACGAAATATTATTTTCAAAACTAATACTACCACCTGTTAAAGTTAAATCATATGAAGTTACGATATCACCTTGTCCAGCAGCTGCAGCTACCGTTAAAGTAGTCAATCGATTACGGATAAAGTTATTAGTAGCTGTTAAAGCTTCTGCAATATCTGCAGTGAAATCTTGCTCAGTAGTATGTTCTGCAATAGTCCTAGCAAAACCTGACCATTGAATAGTAGTAATACCATCAATATCAAAATCTATAGTTGCTGAATTAACTACCGCTTGTCCTAATTTATAAACTTGATGTGTACCAGCATTATAAGCACCTACACCCATTACGAAATAAAGATCTAATTCTTTAAGAGTAGCTATATTAGAATCCGTAAAATCAATAACCATGGTTGCTGCGCTATTAGCCACAGCGGTCGACCAAGATCCATTAACATCCGCCCCTCCATCTACAAAAGTAGGGTTACCTGTTAAAGCAGCCCATAAAGCCTCTTCTACTGCATGCATATACGCAGTATCTCCGTCCCATCCATTTGTGGAATCAACAGTCGAAAGAAAAGGACGTGCATAAGTTGAAAAAGACCATTCTGCCGGTGCCACAGAGTCGTTAAACATCTTACGACCTCTTCGACTAACACCGCCGGACTCCATTTCGTTCAAAGTAATCTCTGAACTATTTGTTGCTTGAGAGAAAGAAAATCCATCCAATACTGGAATTTCCCAGGCAGTACTACCCTGAGCTACAATCAGTTTGGTATCTCTACTAAAAAATAAATCATTAGCCATAGTTATTCTCCTATGTTATCTTGAAAAGACTTGGACGTGAACTTTTGTTCTTGCCAGTATTTTCTAATAGCGAACCTCTATAAGGATCTCTCCTACACCTAGTGGTTCTAGTACACCTTCATCAGTATCGATACTAACGATTGTGATTTGTTGTGTATATTGAGTCGCATTATTACGATCTTTATACGCGAGTCTTGAGTTATCCTCTAAAACAGTTTCTACATCCTCTAACAGGTCATCTAAGGCCTCTACTGCATCTTCTGCTTGTACATAACATCTTATTGTTATAGATAAAAATCTTGTTTTTTGTCCTGCTCCAAGATATTCTCTTGTCTCGGATCCAGCATTTAAATGAAGTGCAGGAAATTCTTCTACTTCATCCCAAAACTTTAAACGAGGAGATACATTACCATTTACATTACTTAAATATAAACCAGCTCCATTAATATCTTTTAGCTTCTCAACAAGAGCATTAACAATACCTAAACGTCGTGTTGTAAAGTCTCTTGTGGCCATTAAATTCTCCTAGTATAAAATCTTCCAATCGCAAGGCCCATAGCTATTTCTCTTATAGATGCATCTATTAACTTTCTAGGATCTCTTTGCGGAGAGCCTTGTGCATATCCCGGCTCAAAAGTCTGATACGGATATTTATCGTAAGTATATCCTACACTTGGAAATCCTTGTGGTGTCATTGTTACATCTGTTATTTCTACACTATTAGCAAAATCTCCTGATCTGTAAACTAGTGCTGGTGTTCCCATATTTTTCGCAACCGTATTTTTTATCTTATTACTTAATATACCAATCAAATTTACTATTGAAGTACGGTCTCTTTGTATCGCCTTTCTTTTCTTTACACCTTTAGTAGATAAGCCTCTTTGAGCTCCATAAGCTACAGTAGAAATTTCTTCTCGTTCTTGAGTTAAAGAACCTGCTACCGATTCTTTTATAATTTTCTTTCTTTTTCCTGTAACTCTTTTATTTTTTAGTTTTTTACCAGCTATATTTTCTAAAATTATTTGGGCTATTGCATCTGGTACTAAAGTACTTGTCTTTAAACCCAATATATCCATATCTTTTAAAGTATCTTTAAGAACTGCTTGTTCTATGAGTCTATCCGCGTCATTTTTTAATCCGTCTTGAGAAGAAAGTACAAACCTAAAATTTTTTTTAAACTTTCCTTTCTTTGTAAATATTTGACTATGACTAAAGTTAACTTTCATCTTATGTTTTTTTCGTTGCTTAGTAGTAACTGTTACTAATTGTTCTACTTGTGTATCTGTAAGATTAAATTTTTCTTTTGCTTCTGATATAGCTCTATCAACACCATATTGTGAGGCTGATAAACCTCTATCTCCATGTGCTACCTGACTTAAAGCACTTATTTCGACTGCTTCTATATGCTCCTGGTTTCGTTCTAAACTATTTAAATAATTAGCTTGTACCTTTGAAGCATCATCAGGATTAGAGGTTTTAAATTTAAGTCTTTTTGCTGCCTCAAAGTTTGAAATTACATATACTAAGTCACCTGGCTTCTTTTTAAAAGAAGGTTTTATTGCTTGTGCAGCCTTCTTTTCCGCTGCAGACATTTTTAAAGATGTTTCTTTCCATTTCAAATATGTATCTAAGATACCATGTACACCATAAAGCTTATTTCTCTCTCCTAAAGAAAGCCTTATCTTAAACTTTCTAAAAATTAAAGCAGATTGATGCTCTTTATTTATTACCAGCATTTGTCCTCTTACTTTTTCGGCGTCTGCTCTAGCTTGTGAATCCTTTTGTTTCTTTTTTGTTTTTTTTCGTTCACCAGCCCTTTTTACAATATAAGCAGTAGCTTTTCTTAAATTTTCTTGAGACATCAGAAATTCTTATACAAATCCAAGACCCTTTTAATATGGTCTGGGAAACTTACGTTATCACGTTGACTAGAAGAAGTTTGATTCTGTATACTAGCACCTTGTATAGATTGACGAGCTTTATGCTCATCTTTAACATAGTAAGTAATTAAATCAATTACACCAAGCTGTAAGTCTGGAGGACAAACAGAATATCCAGCTTTGTATGTAACCTCTACAGATCCTGGGCCTTTAGGCCAATTCTTATAATTAGTACCACCAGTAGTTCTAAGTACACTATCTATGGAAGAATTAAAATAATATTCATAAGCACCTGTAGTAAGAGTAGTATACGTTCCATCATAAGAACTTCTTTCTCTTACTAAACTAACACTATTAACAGGACTTTCAGTAAGTTGTACTATATGAGAGTCCCAGCTTACATCAAAGGTTTCTACTTTATTAGCAGAATAATAATCTACTATAGAGTTTCCACAATAAGTTTTTACTAATGCACTTACAGACGAGATTAAAGAAGTAATACGGACATCCTCTTTGGTACTTTGAATACCTTCCGCATCTTTATACTCATCTAAAGTTATTAAATTTGCCATATTTACAAGTCCATTAGTAAAAACTTGGGGGAGGCTAGCTCCCCCTTGTTTTTATACTGTTAAGTAGTATTAAGCTTCGTTATCAATCTTAACAGAAGGCTGATGTGCTCCTGAACCTGCACTGATTTCTTCGAAACCAAGGGACTGAGTAGCGACGATAACACGACGCTGGTTCATTACTTCATAATCCTGTTCAACAGTTACACCACGAAGACGAGGGATTACATAGTTACGAGTATTAACAACAAATGCTGCCGGAGTAGTATCTGCTGTTGCAGGGAACTCTTCCGATACAACTACTCGAGTGCCGTAGACGGCTCCAACAGTACCAGTTACTCGTGCTGCGAGATCAGATCCTACTTCATCCAAAGTTTGGAAAGCAGTATCATTCAACAGATCGTAGTAACTATCTTGGCTAACGATATACGCAAGGTCAGAAGGATTCAAACCATACTTACCCATAGCTTCGCGAGCGCCAAGCAACATTGCAGCAGTCAATCTAGTACCTGCGCCTACAGAGAAGGTACCGGGATCATGATTAGGCGCGAAATTGTCAAGACCTAAGATAGTACCGTTACCCATTAGCATAACATTCTCAACTGCATGAGCGTGTGCTCGTGCAACTGATTCAACAATCATAGGCATCAAGTTAATAAGCACTTGCTCATCTATATCATTATCCATATAAGAACTAGAAATCAGACGATAAGCGTTTAAGACTACTTGCTTAGGACGGAAAGTATCATTAGTTGCTCCTGCCTTCAAGTTACCACCAGTAGCATTAATTGCCCATGCAGCAGCAGTTACATCCGGCTGGATTGGTAATACAGTAGCTGCGCCATTTACAGGAATTTCACGGAACAACGTAGCAACTCTAAGTTCGTTCTGAATTTCTTTCTCGATGAGATTAGAAACTTCCTGATCGATATCAGCTGCAGAAGTAGTATAGTCGATACCTGCTTTTTCCATCAAGTTCTTAGAGTAATCAGTATTCCAACCTTTCTGAGTAACTACACCCAAAATATGAGCTGTCATTAACTCTTGGCCCCACTTAGAAATATCGCCTTTCTCAGCACGATCTCCGAAAGTACGCTTGCTGTTACGCATAGCTTCAATCTCGTCATTCTTTTCTTCGAGCTCCTTGCCAAACTTAGCAAGTACTTCGTCGATTTGTGCGTCTTTTGCTGTAAGCTTAGCTTCAACATCAGACATTAATTGTTCTACGCCAGACTGGATTCCAGTCGTAACGCGAGTTTCTTGAGCTTCAATAGCGTCGGCTTCGGCTTTAGTGGCTTCAGCGTTTGCTTTTTCGGCTGCTTTTTGCTCGGCTTGCTTCATTGCGATTTTGGCGGCTGTATCTTCAGCTACTTTCTTTGCAAAAGCTTCCAAGTCGATGTTTTCGTTGTCCATCTTGATCTCCTGATCTGCGGATTGAATATCCGCGCTTTGAGGTGTGTTGTCACTAGCTATTCCCGAAGCAATATCTTCAGCATTAGCCAGAGACTGACCTGCTAGATCTACACGATTAGTGAAAGTTTTTTTGAATTCTTCGTATTCCTCTATGGAATCAAAAGACTTCGCGAGCGAAAAAGTAGCTGCTTGATTGCAGGGTACGGAAACAACCGAAACCTCAAATAACTCAGCGTCCTTAATCATCAGTCCATCGGTTTCTTCTATATAGTCCGCATCCTTGACTCTGAAACCGACAGAAAAAGCTCCAAGAACGCCATCTTTCACAAGTTCAGTAACATTGCCAGGGGCAGCTTTACTGATTCTCGCTTCCAATTCTAGGCCAGTGGGACCTGATTTTATCCCCGTGGCTCGACCAATTGGCTTGTCATAATTATGATTAAACAAGATAATTGGATTTCTTTCAAAGTTCTTTAGCCCACCTTTTTGCCAGGCTTCCGCTGAAATCGAGTCACCCGAGCGATCAAAATCAGCTGTACTTGCCATCCCACGAATCATTACAGAACCATCATCCTGTTCGTGACTCTTGAAAGTAGACGTAAGATTAAAGACTTTATTTATCATCTTTATCCTCTATTTACTGCTAGTTTAGTAGCAGGCTTGACCGCGGCCTTTGGCTTTGGTGCTTTAGGTGGGACAAGTTTTGGAGGATTCTCCTTTAACTTAATTTCTGCCCACACTTCTGGAAAACTGGCTTCTATAGTACCTAACATACGGCTCCAGCTTCCAAAAAGATTCAGTATAGCTCCCGCTCTTATGGGGGTTCGTGTTTTTACATGTTCATATTCACGTTTGTTAAGAATTTTACCCTCTTCTAACATAACCATAGATATAGCTTCAAGGGCAATATTTCTTTGTCTTGCACTTCCCATTACTCTTCTTCCTCTTGTTCGACAGGCCTTCCGCCTTCGTCGGGGTTAACTGCTGATCCTGCTATATTTGCAGGAACTCTTATTTCATCTGTTCCATCTATTTCGGGAAAGCCTAAAAGATCTCTAGCTTCAGCAACAGTAATAATACCACCATTAACTAAAGAAGTATAATAAGCTGACGAATCTCGTAGTTCAGGCTGTAGAGCAGGGATATTAGTAATATCTTCCTTTAACTCAAAACCAAAAAATCTTTCAAGTCCAAAATTTATTTTTCTAACTATAGGTAATATAGTCTCAAGATAGTACATTCTCATATTTGGGCGAATGTTAGCGTTGTTTCCAGAGTCCAACATAATTGGAGGAACTCCTAACGCCTTTAAAATTATATTTTCATTGTCTGCTATGCTAGTTTGAAAATCCATCTCTTTAAAACTTACATTTGAAATCGAATCTATTTCAATACCGCCGTCTAAAATAAGGGGTCTACGACCTCCCGCTTCTGGTTGATATCGTTGTTGCCAAGACATCATCATACGTTCTTTAATTTTTTCAGAGAGAGTATTAGGCGACTTGAGAACTAAACCAGGCACAGCTCCATTCTTAAAGAAATTGTCTTGGAACTTACGCATCTTTGTCATCAATTGCATTGTACGAAGGGCGGGGCTTAAGCGTGGAACACCACGATAAATCGAGTAGAAAGAATTCTCTTTAATATGAATAATTTCACTAGGCTTATAATCTACTGTTTCATTATAAGTGAATTTAGCAATATAAGTATCTGTACTTGCATGAATAATCATTTTATTCGAAGGTAGATGGTATAAATGAGCACCATCATAATATATAAATATATTACCATCTAGTATATAATCAATAATTAAATTACGTTTAAAAGTATTTATATCTTGAAACGGATTAGGTTCTTGATTTAAAAGTAATTCAACTTTTGATCTTTTTACACCTTTTACAATGCTGGATCCTTTATGTTGTCCATTAACTAATGTTGGTATTTCTGCTGCATCATCTACAATAATATTAACGGCACGATTTACAATTTCTAGCTCTTCATATGCCCTCTCGTATGAGAAAGTTGGCTCTCTAGAAGCTTGGATGTCACTGCCGTAGAATTGTTGAGCAGGATTTAACTTCTCTTCTATCTCTACCGCTTTTCCTCCGAATAAGTTGTTATACCAAGCCATGTTTTTCTCTTTGAATCTCTACCCATCTCATTTGTCGCTGTGCATAAAACAGAGGTGGATCTTTACCATAAATTGAATGTAGTAATAAATGATGTTTATGACAAAGAGTCACAGTATCATCATACAACTCAGCAGAATGTTCTTCTATAAAGTCATCCCGTAGTGCCTGTATATACTCGGGATTATAGTTGTTCTTAATAAGCCACTGGTTCAATAGGGGCGTCAAACTATAAAAATGGTGGAAGTCTAACTGTTCCGTTTCGTCACAAATCTCGCAAGCCGAACCTTTCTCATACCTAGACTTTGCCTTATCACGTACATATTTGACTACATCGCGTTTTAACTTGGGCATTTTGGTTCAGGTTCCGGATTTTTTCATTAGAAGAATTATATCTACTTTGAGCTATGTTGTCAATAACTATTTTTCATCAGGTATCGTTAGAAGGAAATATTTGCAGTAATAAATGAATATAGCGCATATCGAAGTGCGTCTGCCATATGAGAAGCCTTATTATGTTTAGGTTTTTCTCTTGCAAGATTAGGATTAGAGTCCCATTGATATGCATCTAAACAAATTAGAGCTTGTTCAGCTTCTTGATCTATAAAGAGTTTATTATTATCAACAAGGTTTGCTACATACCCTATTCCATCTAACACAGACTTCTTTGCATTAATTGTAGAAATTCCATAGTTTTGTGCAAAATCAAAACGTGTTTGTTGTGCTGCTGAGTCAATATAAATATAATCAATATCCCAACGATCTATAAGTTTTTGTATTTCAAGTGCATGTTGTTCAGTCGTTCTTTCCGCATTCATATACTCATCTACTAAATAAAAGTTTTCTGTATCCCAATCATAAGCAATTACACAAAGTGCAGTAGGATCTTTGTAACCTACGTCCAACCCCGCGAATACATCCATATTTGAAGTATCAAAGTTAGATAAGTCTTTAACATTATTCTCAAAGTCAAACGTCCATATTTGACCTTCATAAGTATTGAAGTCAGCTTCATACTCTTGTCTAAATTCAGCCTCCGACATAGATTTACGTGCTTCCGCAATATCTATTTCTGACATTCTAGGATTATCTTCATAAGTCGCACGAATAGAACACCACTCAGCAAACTCCTCAGAGTAGCCACGATAATAAAACTCTGAAAACCAGTTGTTCCTTCCACGAGGAGTAGATATGAAAAGTGCTTTTGAGTTTTCTTTGTCTAGAGTTGGTCGAAGTGCTACATTGAAAGCATCCTTACCATCAGCTAATGCAGCTTCATCAAAGATAATTAGTTCATAAGAACGACCAACGCAAGAATCCACCTGATTGACAGAACCCATGCGTATTGTGGAACCATTGGATAACTCAATAACTTTATCCTTGGCATTATCTTTCGTTACCTCTAAATCAAAATGCTTAATCAGATTTCTCTGTAAATCAAAAGAAATCTGAGACAAGGCGTAGTTGGGGGACATAATAAGAATATTGGAGTTGGGTACTAGAGACACCAATTGACCAATGATGTTTGCAATGTATGTTTTACCTTGCCTCCGGGAGACGGCTGCAGAAATAAAACGATACTTTGGATTATTTATTGCATTAATAATTGCTACCTGCGAAGGTAGGGGATCGACACCCAATAACTTTAAATAAGGAGCTACTGGGAGTTTTAAGAATCTTGCCTCAGATTGTAACTCGTAAATTTGATCTGACAGAATATCTCTTCTGCTTATTTCAACCGCCATTTAATTGTACCTATGAATCAGTGAGAGAACCTATATGTGTACCTCTTTTTTCGTGTCCATTCCATGCCATAAAACCTGCTGCACGAAGAGACCAGTATGCAAGATAGTTTAAAACTCTAAAACCATTTACTTCAATACAAATATCACGAAATAAACCATCCATATGTTTCTGATTATGATATCCAATAGTAGTACCATCTTTCTTCAATAGTGTAGCATATTTATACCCATAGTCATGTATTAAACCGCCCATAAGCAAAACACCTACTGGTGATAAGAAAGTAGCTAGGAATTTAGGTACAGAAGCTCCATCAAACTCAAAACCATCAGGAACTACATATTCCTCACCTTTGATACTATAATGAAAATCTTCACAAATCACCCACTTACGAGTGGTTAACAACCACATTAAAATACCTTTGAAAAACCCTTTATCTTTTGTGGCAATTGGAAGAGGTTGCATTTTAGGCATCTCGGGATACTTAAATTGAATAATATCCTCTTCTTCTTTATCAAACTTGTTTACAACATAGCCAATAATAACTAACACTCCGAGTACAGTCCATTGCCAAAAGGTTACCGCAAGATCTACTAACATTTCCATTATTTCTTACCAAAAGCTTCTTTGCCATAAAAAGCCGCTACAATAGCGGCCACAGCGACGAAGTACGTAGGTGCCATATCACCTAAAGTTTTTGAAGCATTAGTTAGCCCTATTAATTCTGCAGTCACTACAGCAGCAGGGTATAGTAACATACCAAACAGAGCAAACCAAGCCATATTACGTTGAGCATCCCTCATAGCATCTGCATCTTCAAGTTCTTTTCTTTTTGCCTCTAAATGCATTTCTAGCTCTTCTTTAGAAATATGTCCATCATTATTTAGATCTGCACTATCCATCCCATCTACAGTAGTTGCCATTATTTCTTACCCCATTTGTATTAAGGTGACAATTACACCTGCTAAGAACAAACATACTGTTCCACCCATAGTCAATATACGAGACTCCATACGATTTAATGTTTTCTCAATTTTATCTAATCGTCTAAAAGTCGTTACCCAACGTTCTTCACATTGTGCTTCATGCGTACGAAATTCTATTTCTAAGCTACTGTTCGATTCCATTTAGAAGTTTTTCCATAAGGCTGCCATAATTGCCTTGACCAAAAGGAACAGATTCATTAATCTGTACATTAGTCTGACTCTTAATATTGCTGCTCTCTGCCTTGGTGAATTCAGTTTGTGCTTTGATTTCATCCATACGCATTTTATGTGCCATTTGTAATAAATCAGCTAAGTCCTTACTTGAGTATACACCAGATTCTTGTGCTTCTTCAAGTTTAGATGCAATCATTTCATCTAATAAAGAACCTATATTATTTTTATTACGATAACCTATGTCTAAGTATACAGTATCTATATATTTTTTTACCTCTCGTTTATTTAAGAGAGAAACTACTTCTTGTTCGCCTACTTGAAGATAATCGCACACACCTTTAATATTTCCAAATTGTAAATAACAGTTTGCGATCTCTAACCCTTCAGGGGATATTGTAGTTAGTTCTTTTGCCATGATTTAAATTATACTCAGTTAGAGATTGATTGTCAAGATATTTTTTTATCTAGTCCCAAAATTTACTGTTTTCATTTACCATCTTTGGAAGACAGTAAGCAGCTATACCTTGTTGCGGGTATCTCCTATTATCATGATAAGGGGATCTTCTCCCGCTTTCAATTGCTATTGCAAAAGTATTACATCTATAAATACTTTTAAACAGCATGCTATTATCGCTTACTGTATCTCCATTGATCATAACGACTAATAGAAATGCGAGAATCATCTGAATTGAATAAAAAGGTATAATGAGCCAAACATAGCTCCCATACCAAATATCAACCAAAACGCTATAGTTGCTATAAATTTTATAAATTTTACTTGTGCTCTTCTTTTAATTCGTAACTTAGCAACTTCTTTTTTGTGGGCTAATTCCGCTTCTTCCATTCTGGCTTTAACAGAATGGTATAAGTCACCTTGTTGTTGTAGAAGACAAATGTCATAAAACTGGCGGTCAAAGTTTTTTAATTGACGCTCTATACTCTCAAGTTTTAAAGCTTCTTTGTAACTTAACTTTCCTGCACCTTTTCTTTCTGCATCTTGATAAAGTTGAGTAGCGTCTGCCCACTTTCCTATAACTCCTGAAAGATCTCCTGCATTTGATTTTGCTTCTTTAAGCGTGTTAATAGCAGAGTTAATGCCCTGAACTGCTGCAATACAGGCCGATATCTCAGCTATCATGTTTGTCTCCCGACAGCGCGTTGCGCTCTACACCTCCAAGGTTGTAATCAATTCTGCTATTATATCTTGTATGAGAAATTTTGTCAAGAACTTTTTTTGCTCTGCTACTGACTAATACAACTGTTACTAATAGTATTATAATTACCGCATCTTAAATGTTTCCAATCGGATATCAATGCTGCACTATCAGGCAAGAAGTCTGACCAAGCATCGCCAGGTACTAAATCTGTAGAATAAACGATATCGAACAAACCATCACCAGTAATCTCTCCAATTAAAACAGGTTTAGTTATGTGATGGTTTGGTAACATTGTAGCGACTCCTCCAGATAAATTAGGTACGCTAATACCGATAATAGCTTCTTGAATTGCAGCGGGGTCAGTGGAACCAGCGGCTTCCACCGCAGCT